GTCGCCCTGAGCTTCGTTTTCAAATAAATTGTGCTTCATTTCTTTTTTCTCCTTGTCATTTTGATTTTTTGTGTTTGTTTCTTCTTCGTCCTCTTCGTCTTCCTCTTCATCATCGGAATCGTCGAGGTCTTCATTGTCTTCTTCCTCATCATCGACGTCTTCTTCATCCTCATCTTCATCAGGATCTTCATCGTCGTCTTCATCTTCTTCATCTTTCTTTGAAGCATGACTCAGTTCATCTCTATCTCCGAAGAGAGAGAAACTATGAGAGCAAGATTTCTTTTTATCCTCATCTTCATCATCTTCTGACTTTGAATGCTCTAACTCAGACTCTTCTTCATCCTCATCGGAATCATCGTCGTCATTGTCGGGGTCATAATCATCATCATCATTTTTAGAAGAGTGGGAAACAGCATTTTCTGCATCTGCTGCAGCCATACCCATCATTTTGAGCATAAAGCGTTTCTGTTCAGGTGTCATTGACTCTAATATTTCATCATCGTCAACTTCATCATCAATAGCGCTATGTTCGATGGGATTTTCTGTGCCGGCATAAATAATCATAGCTTCATCGTATTCATCACTAGCATCTTCAGCATGTGCTAAAACTGTGTCGATTACTGCACCGCTATTTGCACCTGCTAAAACCAATGATACTTCACGAATTAAACCATGAATTACATCACGACCAACTTGTTTAAGTTTATTAGCATAAATCGAAAGAGAATTTAAGCTGCCATGCTTAATAAGACTCAATGCCTGCTGTCCAGCAGGTGTATCTTTGTCTATATAGCCATAACAGTAGACACCCTCATCACGATTCTCTAATACACAATGACCAAGAAAGTTCTCAAGGTCTTTGTGGTCGTGATTGAAGACTAATGGTACCTGCTTGCCATCGCAGTCCTTAAATGCATTCTTCTTGATAACTCTACCATCTTCGCAAAGAATGTCATTTTTAGTCGCCCAACCACTAAAATCGTAGTCTTTCATTGCTTTTTCTCCTCTCGTAATATTTATTTAAATAAACTAAATGTCCTAGTACCATCACTACTTACTGATGTATCGTCAGAAGCACTATTTTCGGTAGGGTTATAGTAGACTTCTTCTTGATTAATCGGTTCTTCTTCCATAGGTTGTTCCATTTCATATGAACCTTCACCACCCATGTCGTAACCGCCATTTTGATTCATCATGTCATAGTCGGGCATATTAGCATTATTTAACTCATCAGCTCTCGGATCATCCGAAGGCGGCATACCCATCTTTTGTCTAAGTTCATTAGATGTCATAATCTCATTTCTAGATAATACATCTGCAAACTTAGCAATTTCACTAATAGGTATAAGCTTGAATGGATCAGAGTAATAAACGATTGACTGACCTTTTGTTCGTGCAGTTTGGGTAAGCCATTTTCTTTTCATTTCGTCACAAATAGCTGCACAAATAGGTTCAACTGTTCGTTTAATGTAATTATTCATCTCTGATTCATTCGCAGTGCCATTTAAAACCGCATCAGTGATACCAAGTTGATTCTTATAAGTCTCCATCAAATACTTGATATGTTCGAGGAGATTTGATTCAAGTGGTCTACTCAACTGAATCATCTTTTCGTTAATATCCATATAGGCGATACCGTATGGATTATTAACTAATTGGTCTTCGATCTCTTGTCTTCTTCGAGCAGCATTATCTTGATGAAGCTGAGATCTGGTTGAATAAGGTACTTGAATAATCATATTTAACTTGTTCGATGCGTTTTCATTATCTACAACATCGAGCAGAGCTAACTTTTTAAAAATCCTATTTAATAACGAACTAGGAGCATTCATTATTTCATACATAGGATTTTGAACGATACATACAATTTCTTTGTCTAATAATAACTTTTGAATATTGCCAGTTTTATCATTATATAATTCAACTTCAACCTTCCTTGCATACCATTGAGTTACTGATCCGCATCGAATATCGTATATATCAAATGTTCCAGTTGTATTAGGATTATCATCTGATACTATTGGAACCAAAGCAACACAACCTTCTTTAAACATTCGCTGAACAGAATCTTGTATGAGAGCCCGTCCAGTTTGGTCAATGTTAGCACTTACTTGTAAGCATTCGTTAAGTGGTGTTTTCATGTAATCTACAAAATTGCCACGCTCGTCAACTTTTGCTTGCATTATTTCAACAGTTGCTACATCTATTGCAATACGATTAAATATCGAAGTAATCATAGAACGATCATTTGCAGATCTAGTTTGTGTTCGCTCGGGATAATAGTATGAACTCGGTCCCAATTCAATACTTGGCGTGGGATCTTTATTCATAAATGCATTCCAAGCATGCTTGATTCTATTCTTAAAATCCATTTTGATTCTCCTTACTCAAAGTAATCTTTATTTAACTTGTATGCAATAAATGCATCCATCAGTGCTGCAACATTATCTATCTTATCTTGATGTCTTTTCTTATAAAGTTTCCTATTACCATTTGAATCCTCTGAAACTACTGAATTCTGCATAGCAAACTCCATAAGTTGTTCATCAAAGAGAAGCATACGGTTCTCTGCTAATTTCTTTAATTCTCCAAGAGGTACCGATTCAGTTTTTATACCTTGAATAACTTTCTCAATACCATAAGGTCCATTATCTCTAGCCCATCTCTCAATAAACTCTTTTGCATTATAAGGGTCATAACCAACACATTCTACAGAATACTTATGAACATCTATAAAATTTTGTAGATCTTCATACACAACTCCTAAATCAAGAACTGCTGCATCCACAACAACTAATGTTCCTTCATTAATAAAGTCGTCATATCTCAAACGCATTGCCAAAGTTAATTTTGATTGGGTTAAAGTAGTTATGTAACTTCGTGTCTTTACACCAAATTTTCCTCCTCCAAGTGGAAAGAGAAATGTAAATGCACAGAAGTCATCACCTTGCGATAAGTCACAACCCATTGCACAAGGCATATTCCAAAATTCCTGAGGAGGCCCAGGTGTTGCTTCTTCATATGTAAAGTAATATGTATAACCTTCCATTGGGATATTAAACATCTTAGCAAGGATTTCATTTCGTAGAGAAGGAACTTTTTCAGCCTTTTCTACATCTTGCCGATAGTCTTCTTCAGATGTTGTTACACCAATATTAGGATTTGCTTTACGCCATAAGAAAGGATAATTTAATTCCTGAATATTATCAAGTTTGTAATAGAATATACTTGTATGCGGATCTATGAACTCTCCTTTAAGTATATCCATTAACATCATTTTGATTGTATCACCAACACCATGTCTTATCGTTCCTTCTGATGAAGTACATAATATTAGCCAATCAGAAATCTTCTTAGCACCTCCTTCAATAGCCTCTATAGGATTCTCTTTAATTTCTCCTGAAAGCCATTCATCCAAACTTGAAATCTTGAATCGACCTCCTTGCAAACTATCGATAGAAAGAGGTCTTACTTCAAGTAATGAATTTGTAAGGAAGTTCTGTATTCCTTTCTTTGTAGATGCAACCTTAACACGATTAGCTTTTGAGCCAGTCGTATTATTAATTGAACCTTCTGTTAAAAACTTCATCAATGGTCCTTTTGCTTTGGCCATTGCAGTTTTTATGGGCGACATTACTTCTTCTGCTTGTCTCATTGTAGGAGCTACTGCTATTTGGTGAGTAGTAGAACTATCAATATTCAAGAAGTAATTTTGTATAGTACTTACATATAATGATTTTGATGCTCTTCTTCCGACTATAAGAAATTGTTTATTAATAAGTCGTTTTCGAACATTTTTCGTAGCGTAATGACCAGGTTGACCTTCTTTACCCTTTATAAATACTTGCGCCGGCTCAAAGTAATACCAACCAAATATTTCTTCTGCCCACAATTTAAATGAAGGCAATAGGACTAAATCCGAACCATCTGTCAAAGTACATTCCCGTTCACAATATTTGATATAACCTTCTACAGGACCGGGATCATACCAGACTGTCGGATTTGCTATTAGACGGTCTATTCTATTCATTTCCATAGAAATGGTTTGACAAACTGGTATTTCACCTTTTAAGACAGCTTCTCGAAATTGCCCATAATATTTCGGTGTAGCTGTATTTGAAATCATATAATTACCTCACTTTTGATTAGATATGGCCTTCGTCATAGGCATCTAACCATGAATCAACATATGCTTCAGCTT